GTAAGAGTCATCTGACTTATGGCTTTGCTAGATTTCTCAATGAGCAGTTCAAGTCTTATGATGAGCCGAAAAGTGTGCTCTTTGTGTCGGTCGTGACCTTGTTCGACAAGATTCGAGAAAGCTTTGAGTTTGACAATGGATTTTCAGAAGTGAAGATGGTCAAGCTATTGTCTGAGGTTGATTTCCTTTTCTTGGACGACCTCGGGAAAGAGAGTCGCAAGGCTGATACGAAGCGGAACGAGTGGGCGCATCAGATATTGTTCAAGATCCTGGATAATCGGACCAATACGATTATCAACACGAATTTGAGTAGCGAAGAGATTAAAGAACTTTACTCGGACGATTTCGGGAATGGTGCTTTATCAAGTAGAATTTTCGAGGGAGCAACTGGGAAGTGCTTTGTGTACCCGTCTGGGATGAAGGATAAGAGGTATTGATGTTAAATCTTTACTTCGTCTATAACGGGCACTGTCAATTCTTCCTTGGTGCGTTTAATAACGTCGATGATCTCATTGAGCGTATGGAAGACCATCAATGGGCATTCTCGGCTATCACTCACCCAAGGTTTCAGAAGCACATCGGTCAGCGGACAACACGGTTTGACTACGGTGCTAAAGATTTTTACTATTTAGCGACTTTTTCAGGAGGAAAATAAAATGATTGAACTTATTAAAGAATTTGGAATGGCTATTTTGTGGATGTTCTTAGGGTATTTAATCGGGGAACGTGCAGCAAGAAAGGAAAAGAAAGATGATCAATAATGTAGTGTTAATTGGGCGCTTAACTCGTGATCCAGAATTACGATACACGCCATCAAATGTTGCAGTTGCGACTTTCAGTTTGGTAGTGAATCGCAATTTTAAGAATCAGGCAGGTGATCGTGAAGCTGATTTTATCAGTTGCATCATGTGGCGCCAACAAGCTGAAAATTTCGCAAACTGGCTTAAAAAGGGTGCTCTTGTAGGAATAACAGGGCGCATCCAGACTCGTAGCTATGAAAATCAACACGGTCAACGTGTCTATGTGACGGAAGTTGTAGCTGAAAGTTTTCAAACGCTTGAAAAGAAGGATAATTCTGCGAATCAGTCAAGCATGGAAAACCAGATGCCACCAAATTTTGGGACAACAAATCCTATGGATATTTCAGATGATGATTTGCCGTTTTAGGGAGGTGTAAAGGATGAACATACAGGGATTAATTGATTATTGTAACGTCTTAAAAGAAAGTAAAAATAGAATTATCAATTGTATTGATGTAGACGGAATTATCGATAAAATCAAACAACTAGACGAACCGCAACCAGTTAAAGTAAAGCAGTTTGTGGCGGATTGGATAACGCATTCAAAAAATATAGGGCGTTCTTTATTTGGAGCAATGAGTATCTTTGAAGAAAATTTCGAGATTAAAAAGTGGATGCAATGGGCGGAAAACCAAGAAACATTTGCACTAGCTTGGATTTTCGGCTACGAGGTCGAGAAAGAATCGAAGTATATTGTGAAGGTGAAAGCGACTGGACAATGCTTAGGAAAATATTACATCAACAATGAGATATTATCACCAAGATTTATCTACACAGGACGACATGCAGATAGTTTCACCCGTAAAGAACTTGAAGAAGCGGATTTCAGCTGGGTGTTTGATTGCGATGGCGTGGGAGTTGAGGAGGTGGAGTGATGAATGAGCAGTTTGTTTTAGAATTACAGAAATTGTTGAATTGTTTTCCTGATTCATACATAAATCGCAACCTTGAGGTAATTCTTATACCTAAGACAAATACTTACTTTTCTCTTGTCGGTTGTGGCACAAAGAGGGACATAATTTCAAAAGTTTTGATGTGGTGTACTAGGGATATATCCAAAGTTAGACCTTATCACCAACAAAAGCGAAATATCGACTTTTATGTAGATAATCGCGACCGCTTGAGAAAATATTTAGGTGCAGATATCGATGTAGATGTGGTCTATCATTGCCTGGGGATGGAAATTAACAAAGAACTCACACACAGATTTATCGAGAGTGGTTTTGATATGAATTTACTTTATAAGGAGGTAACAGAATGAAACGATTTATCGTAATCTGGATATTATTATCTGCTGGATTAAATATTTGGCAGAGTATCCACATTACAAAACTGGAAGAAAAGCGCCCGATGGTTATCTATAAGGCTGATAATCAAGGCGCCGAAATATTTGGTAAGGTCGTCGAGAAAGGGCAGCACGGCAAGTTATACACGCTTACGATTCGTGATTACGGTATTTTCGTAGTTACGAAGGACGTGTATGAGAAAGTGAAAGTTGGGGATGAGGTAATATTGTGATGGCAAAGTACAAGAAACCAACTTACATCATCATTCAGGAAGCAATGGCAGAGCGCATTAGATTTCTGGAAAAAGCTAATACTAGAAAGTGGAGAGCAATATGCAGCTAAGACTGAAAGAACTCAGAGAGGACTTGTGTATTTCGGTCAAAGATATGGCCAGAGATACAGGTGTTTCCCAAAACACAATC